TGTCTTTGCTACTTTCAGATGTTGCAAAACTAAACTTAGTTAGCGTTTTTTCGCCAAATGTTTTTACTTCGGGTTCTTTGCCAATCCTACCGATTAGCGTAACGCGGTTTACCATCGTATTTTGTTTTTAGTGTTAAAGAATGATTATTAGGCCTTAATTTTCCCCTTGACCATATTTCAAAGTCATCGAAGAAAAATGTTTTTACATCGCCTAATTTATAGTATCTATTTTCGCGTGTGCAGATAGCTTTATAATTACCTTCGGGTAAGTGTTCAACTACCAGCCATTCATCGCCGTAAAGCTTATCGTGAAAAAATCGGTACATCATAAACCCAAAGGTCATATTTTTCAATGACACTAATAAGTATTTTATGATATTTTTTTTCGGTTGCATAACCACATTTTTTAAGACCGTGCGCCCATGCTTTATAATTCAATCGGCTTAGTTTTGTGAGGTGTTTATAGTGCCGTGAGGTTAGTAGCTTTGAATGGTCCCGATATGACCACCACGCCGATTTGTAAACTTGAAACTTATCTTTAGGCGTATCATCTGCATAAACCGCAAATTTGCCCCTACCGCGATATTTTACGCCAAAGTGATTGTTATGTTTACGCGCTAAACTTGAACGGCCTGCATTCGATTCTATAATGCCTTGCGCTAATGTTATACTCACAGGTATGTTATAAATTTTTGCTTCAGCTTGTGCCGTTTCTAAAAAGCGGTCAATGTATCGCTCAACGTGGTTTTTTTTCGGCTGTTTTTTTAGTGCTGGGAATGTAGCAGAAGTAAATAAAACTACTGCCAAAATTAAAATTGTTGTTCTCATGTGTTTGTTATATTATAATGTTTACTAATGCTGCGCCTGTTGCGTAACCTAAGCCATAGCACAAAGCTAATTTTGCACGCTGCCAGTTGTTTTTTGCTTCAATCTGATAGGCAAGGAAGGGAAGCCCTAAGAAAGGTCCGATAAATGCCCAAAAAACCATCGGCACCAACTGCCTATCAGAAACGGCACTAATGTAAAATGTCGATGCAATTTCGATAATGACCGCGGCAAAGAATAGGATTGTGTATTTCATAAATAAAATTTAAAATGACTGTTCTCAGTCAGCGAGGTTAGTTTTTGATTGCCGTTGCACTGGAACTTTACCGAAACCAAGTATTTTAAAAATGCGTTTTTAAATTATCCCCTGAACGCTAACAGTGCCAACATACGATTTGGAATACCTATGTATTATCTTCGTTCCATGCAAGTGCACCTGCAGAGGGCTTAAAGATTTTCAATTTCTGTTTTGACTTCGTGCCAGTATTCAAACTGCTCATTTGGATATTCGTACTCGTGCCAGTCAATAGCTAAAAGGATTTCATCAACTGCAATCAAAGCGCATTGTTTAGTTGATTGTCGTTCTATATCATCCCCGTAAAAACTCTTAGTTAAGCAATGAGGATTACATTTATTATACAACTCCTTCGCTTTTTCTTTCGGTGTCATTTCAAAGGTTTTATTTCCGTTATACTGTCATCAACAAAAAAGATTTTCAACGTATCAGCACCGTTAAATGTCGGTACTGGTGTTTCTTCGATTTCAATGCAGCGGTTAAGTGTGCATAACAAAACCGCTGCCAAAATAATATATTTAATCATAGTACTGACATCTTAGGTTTTCGTAATATGCTTCGGCTTGCGCTTCTTGGTAGGCTTCATATTCTGCCTCGTAAGCTTCCTGTAATGCTTCTTGCATAAGTTCATCTATGTACAGTTCAGATGTTTGTAGAAAAAATGCTAATTCATCATTATCTGAAAATTCTACATCGCCAATATGAGTGCTAATAATATCAAAATAGGCATCGCAATCGGGTTCTAATGGTGCGCCCCATCGGTCACGGCTGCCGCGTTCAGGTGCGTTATATTCACCTACTATTGTAATAGTGTAACCTTCGTAGTTTAATTCTGCTGTCGTTTTCATAAAATAAGGTTTTTAAAGTTCTTGATAATCTGTAAATGGTTTAAATATTTTATAGCCTTTAGATTTTAAATGCTGTATCATTTGTTCATCTGTTATAAATTCTATTTCTGGTTGAATAGATGTTTTAGATTGGTAAAAATTATTATTTGTTTCGTTAATAACTTTTTTAATATTTTCAGCCATTTCAATTGAAGGCTGTTTAAATCTACAAAAATAATTTTTATTTCTTTTTTCTACTAAACCTAATTCTTTACAAGTTAAAATAAATCTTGCACCTATTTTTCTATCTTTTGCGAATTTAGTGCTATTCTGAATTTTACCTATTTTTTGTAGGTCTAATAATGCATCGTAATACTTTTCAATTGTCGTTTTCATTGTTGAAAGTTTTTAAAGTTGATAATTTCATTTAATACGTCAAAATAATACTGCACTACTTCGGTGCTTTTTTCATCGGTTAAATCGTGAACTAATAAATCCGATACAACGCAATCGCCTAATTCATCGGCAACCATTAAACAGATATTTATAGTTTGTAGCTTTTCGACATCGGTCATTTGTTCCCAACGCCCAAAGCTATACCGCTGTATTAGTTCGGTTGCCTTATCCTTGGGTGTCATTTCGTAAATATCTTTCGGTGTACCAAATGCCATTTATATTTTCAAGTTTATACATGTACTGATAAGAATCAGTAAACTTGATATCAATAATTTTTGATGTAAACGGTTTTGTAATTTTGTCATCATAGGTCACTATATCGCCTACGTTGAACGCTGATGTAAATGTGATTACTTTTTTCATTGTTGTTGAAGTTTTGAAAGTTTAGAAAATTGCAGTTGGCCGGATACTGCGCCCCGTGGCGGTGGTTATTTAAATATTGTAATTTGGTTTGGTAAAAATGTAAGTGTAATAAAATCATTTAAAAATGGAACATTTATATAATATAAACCATTTTCAAACTTTTCAACTTTTAACATTGTGCCTTTAAGTCCTAATAAATTGATTTCAATAATAGCTTTCATAATCTTAATTTTTTGAAGTTTTTAAATAATCATTTCGTTGTATCTGAATGTAAAATTACAACCCTTTTTTAATTATGCAAACTTTTTTATAAAAATTTTTATAAATTTTTTAAATTTATTGAAACGCAGCGGCCCGACATACCAGCGGCAAAACGCGTATTACTTCGCCTTGATGCGCCTTTGAGCCTTAATAAGATAGTATTCCATGATATTTGCCAAGGCGTATTATTTAAAACTTTTTTTACAAAAACCGAATTATTTAGTATCAATAGGTCATCGCCAATGACACGAATACCTAAACGCATTAACCGTTCGTTTGCTTCGGCCTGTGATGGTTTAACCGATGGCTGATAATTATGAGCGCATTCTACAAGTTCGCCAACTGTTTTTGTGCCTACATAATTTTCGGCTTCAATGCGTATTTCTTGCGATAGTATCTGTTGCAAACATCTTTGTTCATCGGTCAAATCTTCTTTGTCTTCTTCATACTTGCGCATGTCCAAAATGGCTGCTGCTTCTTCTAATGCTATTTCAACCGTTACCGGGTCATCGTGCAGCGTATGCCACCAACCGCCCATAAGCGCCCCGAACTGGTCACCAACTGCTCTATCTTCAGTTATAAGCGATACGGCGTGTGTAAATAGCTTAATGCTTTTTTGTATGTTATCCGCCAAGTTTAGCATTCGCGCCTGAAAACGTGGGCCGAAGCCTTCAAATATTATTTTATTCTTTAGCTTTTCAACTTCATTAAATTGTTTCGGGTCCGCTAATTTTTTTAGTTCCAAAACACAAAAACGGCGCTTATCAGAATCGTTAACTAACTGCGGGTTAATAGATACGAATAAAAAACAGCTACGTACAAAATAATCAATAGCTTTGCCATCTTTGCCGCCTTTGGCAATTGCAGGGCTTTTTTCACTACTTGCGGCCCGTGCTAATCCTATAATTTCTTGCATACGCTGTGCCGCGCGTTCATCATTGCCTTCGCCTTCATCAATTGTAACAGGTAGTGCATCACTATTTAATTTTTGCCTTACCGCTGGTTCCGTTGCCGCCGTGCCCTGTACACTAACTGCAATGTTACCGATAACTTCATTAACTATATTTTCTAAAACCCATGATTTACCGTTACCGCGCGGGCCTGTTATCCAAACGTGGGGCCGCCATTTTAAAATACCGCTAATCGGTGCCAATGCTAACCAACCCGATAATAGTATTGCATCGGCTTTAGTTTGCCAATTTAATTTATTTAAAATCTTTGGTATCATACCAGCTTCAGTAGGTAACAGCGGCGCTTCAATAGGCATATCAATAGCTTTATTATAAACATAGCTGTATTTAGTATCTAAGCCGCCTAAATTGTATCGCTTTTTGTCCTGTATCAGTTGTTGACCTGCATGAAATACAACGCCGTTTTTTTCTTGCCATGCACCGCGACCGCGTATGTTTTCAGTATTATAAAAACCTACATGATTGCAAAAATTTATAAGATAATCAGCCGCCGTAGTTACATCGTAATTACTATTATCGCGATTTGGAAATGATAGCAACCAAAATTCTAAAGGCGCAATGCTCAATAAATTAGCCTTGTTTATTGTAGCAGCTTTGTACTTTACTATTGACATAGTTGAACGTATGTAAAAATAATAAAGCATTTGCCCATCTTCAGTTGCCCAACCTAAGGGGCGAAAATATCCCCCTATAAAACCTTTTTTATCGGTTTCAGGCGCTGATGCTGCAGGGCGTTCGGCTTTAGGTTTCTTTGTGTTTTGTTTGGATTTTTGTTCCCAGTCAATTGGTTTGTCCTGTTTCATTGTTCAAGTTTAGATAGCCATTGTAAATAAATTTGTTTTGCTATTTGTGCAGTCATTACAGGCGGAACACTCATTCCAATTAGGTAACTATATTGCACACCAGTAAAATTATAATCTTGCGGATATGAGCCAATATAGCAACTTTCTATTTTGTTTGGCTTCCTGTATTCATCAAATAAATAAATCACATCTGAATTGCTTGTGTAAGTCATTGGAACAATATCTGAATAAAGATATTTATTTGTAAAGCATCTTTCAGCACCTTCAACTCTTTTTATTGTATCGCAAAAACTTTCATCTCCTTTTTGCCTATTCTGCCAATACTCATACATCTTACCTTGTGAAGCAGGTCTATCATCAACACCAGCTTGATAAAATTCTCCAAAGTTTATTTGTGCCTCATCAAATTCAAGTTTTAATTTAGGCAATACCGTAAACATATCAACTTGCTCTATAAATTGTTTTGCCAAATCTTTTCGCAAAGCTATAAAAAACACACGTTCCCTACGTTGTGGCACACCCATTTTAGAAGCATCCAAAAGCCAATGTTGAACGTAATAACCTGCCAAATCAAATTCCCTATAAATTTGCCTTACATAGTTTTTTGCTTTACCTAAAAGCAATCCTTTTACATTTTCAGCTATAACAACTTTTGGTTGTAGCTTTTTTGCTAAATCAATAAAATCAAAAAATAGATTATCTAAAACTTGTTTAGCTTGACCTTCTCTAAATTTCTTTTCTTTTCCCCAATCTTTTTCTCTATTTCCTGCAATTGAAAAACTGCTACAAGGCGGTGAGCCATCTAAAATATCAAGTTCATATAATTCTTGTGGCAAATCAGTTCTTAATTTAAATGTTTGAATAGGCTGTAAATAAGCATATTTTGGGTTGTGGTTAGCTTTATATGCTTCCATCATTTTAGGGTCAATTTCATTGCATCCTAATACATCAAAACCTGCAAGTTTATAACCCATAGTTGAACCACCACCACAAGCAAAACAACTAAATACTTTACCTTTATCTTTAGTAAAATTTGCATCTTTTAAAGTCCATTTATATGGAAAATTATGTTCTTTCATTGTCTTATAATTTGCTTACCTACATTAAATTTTTTAATATTCTGCATCAGTTCGCGCACCGTTTCAAAAACATCATCGGTATCAGCGATAATCGTATTTATCATATTTATGCCTACTTTTATTAGTTCGCGCTGCACATGCTTTTGAATTAGTATCCTTGCATGGTATTCTAAATTTGCAGCACTTGCAACCCGATTAGTTAGTTCAGCTAAATAAGCTGGACCGCCGCAACGATATTTTAATTTTTCAGCCACCGTAATTATGTCGACTACTTCAACAGATTGGCAAAGTTCAAAAATTAACTTGTGATTATCAAAATAAAAATGTTCGGGGCTTAAAAAATTAACTTTATCGCGGGCGTTATTGTCAACTAAGATAGCACCTAAAATAACCTGTTCTAAGTCTTTGCTATGTGGGAACGTAATTTGTTTTTCAAAAAAACTTTGTTCTTTTTCTTCAAGTGCTATAATGATATTTTGCAGCGTTAAAAGTTGCCGCTCTTTTAGTTGCCTATAATTTTGCCGCTTTGCATCATCCTTAATATAAGCATCCATTTTTAATGCTTCATCTTTTAGTTCAGATAGTAGGTTTTGTGCTTCGGTTGTCATATCTCATCCGCTTTAAAGTCTTCATCAACCCAGCGCAAAATTTCACCTATGCCGCCCGATTTTCTGACTTGTTTAATAAAATTGATTTGTTCTTTTGTTGCTTTGCCGCTTAGGTTTTTAACTTCGAGGGCTGTAAATATAGCAATTTTTTGACCTATCATATCTTTAGTTATAATTTTTTCGGTCCAACCGATTAAATCAGAACTACCAACGCAAAGACCGAATGTTATTTGTCGCGGCTCAGTTATAATCGGGCGGCTGTTTATTACCGCCCGTTTGCCCTGAAATGCTGTGCCCGTATTATTACGAAATAAAACGCCGTATTTACTGTGCCGCGCTTGCAATTCTTTGTATAAGTGTTGTTCTTTCATAGCTTTGATAAATCAGATTCTAAACGTTCTAAAAATGATTCATCGCCATCATCACCCGAAAGCAGCCAATCTATGCGATGCGCGTAAATATGTGCCTTTTTAAGGAGTTCTAAACCCTCTTTAAATTTAGCTATTACTTCAGCTGGATATTCATAGTGGTATTCATCCTCCCATGATTCCCTACGTTCGCGCTTTTTACCGTTCTTTAAAATTACATCTTCTAACTCTTCAGCTATTTGATATATTTTATACTGGTTGTATTCAAAAAATCCGCCCGACATTATATTTTCTTTGTTTTAGGTGAACAGCCTAACCAAAAGCTAAATGCAAATGCTTTAGCGCGGTGGCCTTTAATTTTATACTTTGCTATTGTTTCATCTAAAATGCGCTGCATCGTATCATGCTCACATTCGTAATCTAAAAACTTTATAACTTTTTCGCCGCGTTCGTTTACTTCAGCATTAGCTACAAGTTCATCGAAATCGGCTGGCGGTTCTGATACTGCATAAACACGCCTGTAAATTTCTAATAGTATTTCATAATCTGTTTTACGTTTCATAGTTTTCTAAATTTGTTTAAATAATTTAATGTCGCATTATTTTTATAGCCTTCAGGACCGCCACACCACATTCGGGCTAACTGTTCGTAAGTTGGATAGTGTCCGTGCTTTTGTGCGTATGTATGGCAGAAAATACCCATTGTAGCCCAAAATACATGTACAGATTTTTCATGATTAAACATATCATCGTGCGCATAGCCTAATAGGTCATGTAGTCCTGATGCTTTAACGCAAATGTTGTAAATCTGAAAACGCCCTTTACCATGACCGCCTACTTCTGTTAAAGTGTCATTATTGCCCGTTTCTATTTGGCCGATTTTGCGTATAAATTCAGAATCGCAAGTGTCAACGTAAACCGTATCGGTTAAATAGATAATAATAGGTTCTATCTGTTTTAAAGGTTGTTGTTTGCAGCTGAATAATACTGCTACTAATATAATAAATGCTGTTAATTGTTTCATGATGTTGTAATTTAAATATCCCTGCGGCATCGGATTGAACGACACTTAAGACCTGAACTTTTAATAAAGCCTTGTTTTTCGCCACATAAACTACGCAGGGGGTAATGTTAATTATAAAAATTATTCAATTATTTCCCATGCTTTATTGAAATCATTATCTTTAAATGCTTCAGCAAGACCAGTAATTTGAGCAAGTCTTAAAACTTCATCAGCTTCCATGCCCAATTCTTTAGCTATTTTTTCATCATTCCAATTTTTTCTTTTTAGATAAATTACCATATCAGACATTGATTCAACTTTGTGTTTACCCCTTGCTCTATTATGTCTTACAGTTGCAGCCATTCTATCAGATTTATCAGTTCTATCTGATTTAATTTTTACTATTGGCAAATATCCAAATATTCTTTTTTTAATAATCTCACTTTCTTTACCAACTCTATTTCTATGGAATCCATCAACAACTTCATATAAATTTTCATGTTCCATTGTAACTATAGGTTGAGTATAACCATCTGAATTTATTGAATGTACTAATAATTCCATTTCAGGTGGCGCTACAGAATTAGGGTTATAATCATTAGCATGTATATTTTCATTTTTTACCCATATTACACAATCAACAGGCTCATTGTTAAAGGGTGATATTTCATGCATTTTTAATTTTATTGAATTTAAAGAATTGACTAAACTATCAATATTATCCTTTCCTAATGAAGATATAAGTTCAATAATTTTATTAGTCAAATCATTGTTTTCGGTCGATTCTAAATCATCAAATAGTGTCATAATTTTAATTTTAAATGTGAACAAATTTTATATTTTTTAATTTCTATATAGCCAAATTTTAAATATATTGGCAATGCAAAAACAGAAGATATTACATTTATATATTTTATGTACTTAGGCAATTTATCAACAAAAATTATATGTAGTTTTTTAAAAATGCCTTTATTACGATATTCTTTATAAATGTAGCAATATTTTAAATTACAAATTTCTTTTTTAAATTCATAGCTTAAAAAACCAATACAAATGTTATCTATGCAACAAATTATATATTTTGAATTATTATTATGAAATATAGGTTCTCCAAGTTCTTTAAAAACATTTTTATCTAAAGAAAATTTAGATATGTGATTTTTAACATCTTCAAAATTTTCTATGAAAATAAATTCCATTTTTCTCTATTTTTTTTCATTAACTTTAAATATTTTTCATAATTAGATGATTTTGTTATACTAAAACCTAATGTTCTGCACCAATAGTCATTTTTAAGTAAGCATTTACAAATCAATTTCCATGAAGGAACTTTATCAAAAATATCTATTTCAACTTCATCATGTATTCCATTTTCATAACCTCTTTGTTTATACCAATATAAATATTTTGCAATTTTATTTTTATAATGTTCTGCCGTTTTAGGTGGCATAGTATTTATAATATGATTTGAAAATGATTCCCATGTATGACCATTAGGTAAACTTATAGTTCTATTGCCTAAAATATTACCTTTTTGTTTTCCATATTCATTAACAGTATTAGCACCATTTACTCTACATACAATTTTCGCCCATGTTTCAGGTTCTATAATTTGATACAACCATAAACCACTTCTTGCTGTATCACCAAATGGTTCATCTATTCGCATTTGATTTATTGTTAATCCAGCTTGATACATTCTATCGTAAAGTTTATTGTAAATCATTTTATATCTTGAATTGTATATCCAAATATCCTCAGTTCGCCAATCATATATTGGATATACTGCCCAATTTTTATTTACTATATTAGTGGTATATTGTTTATTATCAAATTTATTTTTTTCCATTGCAATGGCTCTAAATCTATTTAAAGATTCTTGAGTTCTTATTCCGATGAAATTTGCACATTTTTCACCTTGACTATACCATTCTGCAAATAAAGGCGTAAATTCTTCAAATGTAATGTTTTCAAAATAAAATGGAAAATAACTTTTTGACTTAATAGCTATTTTTGGTTTTTCTCTAACCCATAAATTCTTTTTATCATCATCCCAGCACTTCCATGTTGGTTCAATCATAGAACAAGCATTATCGGTTAAAATTGGTAAACATATCCAATAAGGCTCAATATATTCTGAATACATATTATAAATATTCAAACAATGATTTTCAGTAATTTTAAATTGACATTCCCAATCAATAAAAAACATACAAACCTTTCTATTTCTTTTTATAGCTTCATCCATTACTAAATGAGTTAAAACTGTACTATCTTTTCCACCTGAAAATGATATTATAATTTTATTAAAATTATCAAATGTCCAAGATATTCTTTGTTTTGCAGCTTCCAAAACATCAATTTCTAAATAATTTCTAAGCATAATTGTATTGATTTATTAAATTTACTTCTATATATTTTAACAATTTCATCAGCTTTATCATTAGCTAATTTTTGAACATCAGAATCTAAATTATTCCATGCTATTCTTACTGATTTTTCATTAGATTTATATTTAAAATTGCATGCAGCAGCACCCAAATAAGCCCTTGGATTTATATCTAAATTTGTTAAATTATGCTCTATACAATATTTCCAAGTGTTAATCATTTGAAACATTGTATCATAAAATAATTTACTATCAGATAATAAATTTTTACAATTTTCAATATGCAATTCTTCGTTATCAATTTCTTTTTTGTATAATCCATTTTTATAATCTTCCCATAATTCATGGGTATGATAAATTTGTTTCATGATTAGTTCTTTTTACTTCTTAAAAAATTATTCCATGCCCTTTTAGCCGCCTGTTTTAAATCATTCTTATCAGTAGCATCTAAACCGTACTTTTTATTTATCCACTCAATACTGCCATTTTCTTTTAAAATACGGCTTTCAAAAATATAATAAACCCAATTGTCTTTATGCCCGCGTTTGTTTTTCAGTTCCCATAAATCAGCTAATGTTTTACTTTTGCCCTGTTCTGATTTCTTAGCCTTTAGTAGTTCATCTAACGTTGTATTATCTTTTACTGCAACGCCTGCAACTTCTTCAATCTGTTGTATTTTGATTTCGGGTTTAGCGCCACAGTAAGGGCATTTAGGTTCGGTCTTAATGTAAGTTCTTAAACATTCTGTACAATCGCCGTATTCAGCTTCTAAAGTTTCAGTATCGCGTTTTTTCTTTTGCACGCCTTCTAATGTCCATTCGCGCGTTTGAAGTGGGTGACCGTGCATTTTCTGATTTCCTACATGGTCCAAAATTAAACATCGGTTTTTACCTTGCATCGGCCTTAATCCGCGCCCAACTATCTGTAAGTATAAACTAAGCGACATAGTACGTCTAAGCATGCCTACAACGCTAACCGCTGGTATATCTGTACCTTCGCTTATGAGGTCACAAAATGTGACCACATGTAGTGCGCCCGAAGCTAAACCATCAAACGCGGCCTTAACTTCATATTCTTCTAAGTTTCCATGTACCGCAACCGCCTTAAATCCTGCAGCATTAAACGCGGCTGCTACATTTTCAGAATGCTTAATATTTACACACGAATAAATAGCTGGTTCGCCCGGAGCCAAACGTTTATATTCATCGACTGCATTGCCTGTTATCGCTGGTTTGTCCATTTCCTTAAATAAATCATCCGCTTTGTATTCGCCGTTCCTATCTTTTTTAATCTTTGTAAAATCCGCCAACGGTTTGAAGTTGTAATACTCAGGCATAACTAAATTACCCATTTGCACTAATTCAGCTGGCAGCGGTCCTAAAACTAAATCACTAAAAACATCGCCTAATCCTTGCCCATCGCCGCGCCAAGGTGTAGCAGTAACGCCCAGCACAAAAACTTTTTCGCCGTAAAAATCCAAAATATCCTTCCATGTTCCCGCATTTGCGTGGTGCGCTTCATCTATTATTAGTAGGTCGGGCGTTGGTACTTCGTTAAGTCTATTTTTAAGGCTTTGAACGCTGCATACTTGTGCGGGTAAATAATACTGCTTTGGCCTATTACCAGCTATAAAACCATGCTTTAAACCGTATCTTCTGCAACGTTCTGAAATCTGATTTACTAAGTTTTTTTTATGAACTAAGAAATAAACGCGTTTGCCTTTTGATATTGATTCTAAAGCCATATAAATAAACGTTTCAGTTTTGCCACCGCCCGTAGGTAACACAAACAATACTTTACGGTTACCGCTTTTATAACTCTCTCTTATGTCGCTTACGCTTTTCGATTGATATTGCCTTAGCTGTATTGTGTTCATTCTCAAGTTTGGTTAATTCAGTTAGCAGTTTATCAAGTATTACTAAAGTTTGCGGTTCTACTTTTTTCCAGTGTTCAACAGTTTGCCGACCTACTTCGGCACGCCTGCATAATTCCGAAATACTGATGCCTAACATGTCGCATCGAATTGATAATTTTTCAAAAGTTTTCATATTTTTTTGTTTAAATGTGATGCAAAGTTAAAAACCTTTTTTAAATTTGTGCTATTATTTAATAAAATATTTTTAAAATTTATGACAAACCAAGAGTATCACAGAAAAACTGACTTCATTAGCAAGTCACTTTTAGACTTAGTACATAAGTCACCAGCGCACTACAAAGCCTATATAGAAGGTGAAAAACAAGCGCCAACATCAGCCATGAATTTAGGGTCATTAGTTCATAGCGTTGTATTTGACCAAAACAATTACGCCGTTATGCCCGAATGCGACCGCCGTACTAAAGAAGGTAAAGCTATCTACGAATCGTTTTTAGCTGAATCTGAAGGTAAAGAATTATTCGTGTCGGCTAAAGATTACGAATTAGCACTAAACATTCGAAACGCTGTTTTAGCACATCCGAAGGCGGCGTTACTTTTAGAACACGGCCAAGCGGAACTACCTATATTTGGAAAAATCGCAGAACTTGACGCAAAGTGCAAAGTAGATTTTCTAAACACTAAGTACAATGTTTGTATAGACCTTAAAACAACGGTCAGTTCTGCACCGGGCGAATTTTCTAAAAGCATCTACAATTACCGTTATCATGTCCAAGCGGCGTTTTACATGGACCTAACAAAGGCCGAACGCTTTATATTTATAGCAGTAGAAAAGGAAGCGCCGTTTAATGTAGAACTTTACGAATTAGATAATGATGCTATCGAACGCGGCCGACAAGAATATTTAGCCGATATCGAAACACTTAAAAAATGCAAAGAATCAAATAATTTTCACGGCTATACAACTGATAACAAAATACATATTATTTCATTGCCTACATGGGCTAAATAACTAATTCATCACTTTATAATAACTTTAATCATGCAACAATTAACAAAACTGCCAACACTTCAAGAACTATTAGTAGAAAATGAAGATAGCCTAAAGCAAAACGCGCTAACAGTATTATTGAATCAAGACCCGCCCGCTAAGTGGTTAGTTCAGCATCCGATGATTCGCGATTATAGATACATACCTATTGAGAAAATAGAATATCTTTTAACGCGCATTTTCGGGAACTTTAACGTAGAAATACGCGGCACTCAGATAGTAGCTAATTCAGTTGTTGTAACTGTAAGGCTGCATGTAAATAACCCGATAAGCGGCGAACCAATGTGGCAAGATGGCATAGGCGCTGCACCGATACAAACAGATAAGGGCGCTGGTGCTACTGATTGGAATGCCGTAAAAACCGATGGTGTGCAAAAAGCTGCACCCGCCGCCGAAACATACGCCGTTAAAGATGCAGCCGAAAAGTTTGGTAAAATATTCGGGCGCGATGTTAGCCGTAAAAGTTCAATGAATTATACTGACTTGCTGAAAAAATCAAGTTTAAATGATGAATTAGAAAAATAAAAGTGGTATATTTGCGTATGTTCTGCAACCACAGAAAGAACTAAAAGATATTTAAAGCCCTGAATGATATAGGTCGTGGTTGCCCTATTGATTTCGGGGCTTAGTTTTTTTAAAAAATTTACAATGCATGAAATAAAATATGCCTATGCTAAAAATGAGCAAAATATATATGTTTTTATAAATGACATAAACCAAAATAATAGATATGAATTTTATTATTTACTGTCAGATAAAGGCGATAAAATACAAATGATACCAGTAATAAATGGTGAAAGGCAAAAACATTTTAGGACTAAATCAGATGCAGTTGCAGTAGGTATGTCAGCCGAACACTTAAATTTGATTGCTAAGTTATGCGATGAAAAACAATTTTATTGTAAAGACTTAGATTTGCATGTTACTGCAAAACGCGCTAAAGATGAACATACTTTAGAAGATATAAACAGGCGTGTTGATGTTGCATACTTTGATGATAATGATGATTTTTTATGCGGCATTGAAGTAGTACACACAAATGACATAAATTATAGTAAATTAAAAGATATACACCAATCGGATTATTTAATATTTAAAGTTTATACTTATGCTCCAGAAAGATTTAAATTTGTTAATAATACAAAAATTGAAACAGAAACAAATCGACAAGTTATTAGAGGATTCGAAGAAGAAATCCAAAAATCAAAAACAGATGGAATTGGAGAAGATGAAAAATTATTATACATACTTAAAGAAGATTCACGAAAGTTATTTAAAGAAATATATCCAATGCGAAACAAGCACAATATCGGATTGTCTTTCAATGATTCACTCAGACAATTTAAAGTTAGACTGCAACAAACTGAGGGCGAGGGAGGCGAACTTATTAGAAACATTGAACGGCTTACAAAACAGATAAATCAATTTCATACAACCCAATGAAACTACTTCAAATATTCAAACGCAGCCTTTGCGCTGACTACATTATGTTAGATGATTCTGATTATGATAAATGCCAAAACCACCGATGGCATTATAAAAAAAACAGGGTTATTAGTAATACTGGCGTTCTATTACATCATGTATTATTCCCGCTTAAAAACCATGATTTAAAGTACACTATGACTTTTTTAGATGGCAACCCGTTGAACTATCAAAAAGAAAATATTGAATTTTCACATCGTAAAGTTTTAAAGTCTGAAAACTAATACTTACTTTTGCCTTAACTGCGGTTTGCCGCTAACCGCTGTTCAACAAGTGCAGCGGTTTTTTTATTTGAAATGTTAACACACGTTACACAGCATGTAACACTTAAACGATTGATTCTTAACTTTGTTACGCTGTTAACACCTGTTACGGGGTTTTTCTCACATATACGCATACACATGCGTAGTTAAACTTAAAATACATATGTGTGTAGAATATAGTGTAACAGGTGTAAACATGTAACATCTTATGTATATCAATAAGTTATGTGTTACACTTAATGTAACAACTGTTAACAATAATAATAATAATATAAATAATAATACTAATAATAATATAGATATAGTCTTAAAACGTATTTAAACGGCTTTTTAAGGCATTTTTATATTAAAGTGGTGTATAGATATCAAAAGTTATTAAAAGTTTCTTAAAACGAAAAATATAAACAAATGGGTAGGCATTTAAAATATAAAACAACTGAAGAATTGCAATCTGCTATAAATTATTATTTCAGACGTTGTGATTCGAATCAAGAAGAATTTATTAGTAAAGATGGCGAAACTTTTACTAAAACAGTTCCCGTGCCTTATACAGTTGAAGGTATTTGCGAAGTATTAGGTATAACAAGACAAACACTTTTAAACTACGAAAAAGCAGAGGGTTATGAAGTTTTTTTTGACACAATAGAAAAGGCAAAAGCAAAAGTTTTAACTAATACAATGGAACGTGCGTTGTCAGGTAAGAATAATCCTGCCGTTGCTATATTTTCGCTTGTTAATAATTATGGTTACAAAAACGCAAATCATAAGGAAACAACCGAGGACGATAAAAACATTAACATAAACATTCAGTACCCACCTGATAAATAGTGCCTCGAAATATCGATATAACACTATACAGACCGCATATAGGGCAACAGCGCATTTTAAACAATAAGCGCCGTTTCAATTGTATAGTGTGTGCGCGGCGATTTGGCAAAACTGAATTGATTACATCGGTTGCGTTACCGCTTATAAGTCCTGCAGTATTCGAAGGTAAGTTTGTAGGTATATTTGTGGATGACTTTAAAGATTTCGCGCAATCCTGGGCAAAGATAGTTGATACTTATAAGCTAAGTAATGAGGGCGGCATTATATCGCATAAAGATGAAACATCAAAGATAATTCAGTTTTTAAACGGCGGCGTTTTAGAAGTGTGGTCCATTGGCGATGAAGGGCGAAAAGACAAAGGGCGCGGGCGAAAATATCACCGCGTTATATATGAAGAAACGCAAAAGATACCAAGCCATATATTAGAGTATCATTGGAAAACTGTTGCCCGCCCTACCTTGACTGACTTCAAAGGTGAGGCGTTTTTCATTGGTACCGCTGCAGGTAAAGACAACTATTGGTACGAACTATGTAGAAACGGCGCTATTGCCGGGCAAGTAGAACGCAACTGTTACGGCGATATTGATTTACCGCAATCTGAAAACGGCAGCGAAAGTTGGATAACCTTTCGAATGGAAACAACCGATAACCCTGCAATTGACCCAGCTGAGGTAGCCGATGCCAGCCGCGACCTTGACCGCCTTACGTTTGAACAGGAATACAAATCTGTATTTGTTGATTATTCAGGTGAAGCATGGGTGTACGTTCTAAAGGATAAAAGCATTCAGCAAAAAGTATTTCAGCAATCAAAAAAAATCAGCTGGGAAACTGAACAGATTTATGTTAGTTTTGACTTTAACAAAATACCTATGACCGCGGCGGTGATGAAAAAAACAACATTATCACCCGACCTATCAGCACGTTCTCGTTATCGCTATGGTGTGCATATTATTAAAGAATTTAAGATAGGTTCAGAGGAACGCGGTGAAGCATCAATATATGATACATGCCAAGCGTTTAGGGAATGGGTATTTTCAGAAACAAATAAGAAAATAGGGCGCTGGTCCGATACTGCCATTTATCCCTGCACTATTCCGCTACTGATTACAGGCGATGCGAGTGGTGATAGGTCCGATGGTAGGCAGCGCGTTTCTAAAACTTACTACGAAATAATACAAGAAGAACTGCAACTACCAGCGCGTTTTTTTGTAGTGCCTAAAGCGAATCCGCTGCATGCTGAAAGTTACGTTCAAACAAATACTATTATAAGCATGTGCCCCGATTTTCAAATCTATGAAGATAAATGCCCGGGCTTGCGTATGGACTGTTTACGTATCAAATCCGATAACAGCCGCCGAATCATTAAAGGCAAAGGCGAAGAACGCCAAGCGGACTTATTAGATAACCTTAGATACTTGCTTAATACTTTTTGTCAAGATATAAAACTGTAACATATCGTTGACACCAACGAAATGGTAACCTTAAACTATGACCCATGATTTACCGCCCCAAAATTAAAGTACATTCAGAATCTGAAATTGAATATTGGAAAAACCTAATAAATCAAAAGCGTTATCAAAACAAAACCCTTCAGCGCTGGTTAGTTGTTTCAGATGTTCATAGGCCGTTTCATAATCAGATACTTTGGCAAAAACTACTAAGGCTAATAAGCGAATTAGGCACGAATCTTCACGGCATTGTATTAGCTGGTGATTATTTAGATTTATATACCCTTGGTTCATATAACGCCGAATCATTGGCCAACTTATCGGGGCTAACACTACAAGATGAGTACATAGATGGGCTACAGGGTATTGACGATATTAACAGCGCGTTCAAAGGTGCTAAAAAATATTTCTTATTTGGCAATCATGAAGACAGATACTTTAGGCATATCAAAGAAAAGGATAACGCAAAGTACGGCGGCGCATTGATTAACCCAACTGAAGCGCTATATCTTCACGAACGCGAATGGGAGGTTAAAACAGATTGGCAGTCGGACTATTTCACATTAGGCAAACACTTAGATATAGTACACGGTGTTTATACATCTATTCATGCTGCAAAGGCGCATTTAGATAAAACGCAGCACTCGGTAATGTTTGGACATACGCACCGCGTTCAATGTTACCATACCGGGAACAAAGCAGCCTTCAACATCGGCGGTTTATTCGATATCAAATCTAAAGGTTTTACCTATATGCCGCGCTTTCAACGCCAACTGTGGGCAAATGGTTTCGCCATCGTCAATATAAATGACAATGGCGATTTTTACGTAGAACAAGTTAATGTATGGGCTGATAAGTTTTTAGCAAACGGTAAGATGTATTAGCGCCTAAATATCATAGTATAAGGATGGCCGCCGTATTGAAACAATGGCCCATGATAGGGCATTTTAACATAGTTTGTAATATGCTTTTGCCATTGTTGCCACGGCGTTTTAAACTTAGGTTCTTGAAAGTCTAACCAAAAATAACAACGGTGCGTTTTTAGTTCGTTATTCAGTAATGCAACCCACGAATAATAACGCGATTCTGTTTCTAATACTGAGTAGTGCCGTGATGGCTGCCAAAATTTAAAGCGCTTATATTTTCTGTAGAACTTACGCGTTAAGGGAAAACAGTTAAACGAATCATTTAGTATAAAACCAAGTTCGATGTTATCAGGTTGACCGCTTAAAATCAGTTGGCGTATCCATTTAGATTCTTGCATATTTGTTTCTTATTTTTTTAAATGCTTCTTGCTGAATTTGTCTTACACGTTCGCGGCTTAAATTTAAACATTCGCCTACTTGCGTTAAGTCTTTAGGGAAGGTATCAAAGTATCTATACTGTAAAACTTTCAATTCACGGTCCGACAAACATTCGGTAACTTCGTTGTAAAGTTCTTTGATTTCAAGTTCTAAAACGTACTTATCTGTACGTTCATCGGATGCGACTTGATACATATTATCACCGTCTTCGTTTTTATCATCAAGGCTAACAAAACCAGCGATAGACTTAGCTGATTCTATAACGTGTTGTTTTACATTTAACTTTGCCGCTAATGTTTCTGTATCCGTTTCTTCATATTTACCGATAGTGTACCGAATTTGTTGTAACTGGTGCGGTATTCTAACGCAGCTTTTTTTAGTATCAATAAATTCCTTGATATGCCGTTGAATAGGAAATAAAGCGTAACTGATAAACTTTACTTCGAATGCCGGGTCAAATGTATCAGCCGCTTTGATTAAGCCTAACATACCCTCGCTAATTAAATCCATAATATCACAGGCTGAATTATCATATCTAAACGCAACCGAAGCCGCAAACAACATATTATGTTTTATTAGCATATCGCGATTTGCGGTCCGTTCCTGTTCGTAACTTAGCGGCTTATATCTTTGCGCTTCGGTTAAAAACTGCTGCAGGATTTTTGATTTGTCGCGCTTGTTATTGCCTTTTATATTGATGTGCCTAATCATGTGTATAGAATGAATAATAGTTAGAAACTTGTTTGCGGGTACGTGTACATATAAATGCATCTTTATGGGCGCGTTTCCACGTTGTTAGCATTATTTCAGCTTCTTCATAGGTATCGTAAACAAACATAATCCTATACAGGTTATCTGTTTGTTCTACTTGCGCCTGTTCAATTGTACACATCGCTAAGTGTTCAGCGCGTATAAATTCGGGGTGTCGGGTGCTAAGTATTTGAATGCAATACACAGTGTCAGTTTGCGCATAAGCTGCCGCGCTAAATAGCAGAATAAAAAGTAGTGTTTTCATTGTGTTGTGATTTTGAAATTATAAAAATGCAATGTAAGATGCTGCGCCCTGTTTGGTTAGTTAATTTTAAAATAATTATCCTCTATCGTATGGGTCTGTACCATTTTTGTTTATAAAATTAGCTATGGCGTGTGCTGCTGAAAATGGAACATAATATTCGGGAGTATATGTTTTTGTAGTAACATTTCCATATTTATCAATAAGTTTCATAGCACAATCTTCAGTAATTATTAAATCTACTTCACTTTCTTGGTAAATTATATCTAAATCCTCTATAATTGCTTTAGATGAACGCCAACCTTTTTTAGTAGCTTCTTTAATGTCAGAAATTAAAATTGTTTCATTACCATTTTCCCATACAGAAAGATAACCTCTATTTAAGCTGCCATCGTTGTTTAATTTTAAAAAATACTCTTTCATAATCTTGAAGTTTTTTAATCCGTTTCATCAAATCGATGCTCAAAGATACAACCTCTTTTTAAAACTGCAAATATTTTTATAAAAATTTTATAAAATGTTTTATCTTTTTTTGCCCTAACTTTACAACCAAATTAAACACACATGATTTTCAGAAAACGAAACAGAGCAGAACAAAACGAAAGTAATTACCAGAAGTGGCTTAAAACCTACATTCCCGAAACTACAAAGCAGCGCATAGAATTGACAAGAGTATTTACAGACCGCGCTGGTAATAACTTTTATATTTTGAAAAACCCGGCAAACTTAACGCGTGAACGTGCGCAAAGAATTGAGGAAGCGATGACCGCTATTGATTTTGGCATTCATAAAAACGAAGTAGTTGAAAAGCTAAGTTCGATGTTAGAAACAATTGAGGATATGCCTTGGCAAAACATGACACGTGATAAGCTAAAAGAATTTCATACGAAGTCTAAAGACCAACTAAACGATATTCTGTACAGGCTTAAAAGCGTTAAAATAGATGACCTATTATTAGAAGCTGGTTTGTATTTCTTTTATATTGATGGCGAAAATCCTTACATTATAAATTCAGAAACTCAACAGCGCAAAATGGATGCAATTAAAAAAGATGATGAGTTGCGCGCTTTTTTTTTGAACAGTATAGAACAAATCTTGAAAGGTTCGAGCGCTTTAAAAAATTAAACTTTCCACGGCTAAACAAAATTGAACCGAACGTAAAACCAAAAAAGAAACCGCAAACATATCAGCACGCACTACAAAAACTAAAAGAACAAAACCGCGAAAACGATTATATAATAACTAAGGGTGACCCGGTACAGATGGCAAATGTTAGATTTTGGGTTATACGCGATTATTATTCAGCATTAGAACAGATACTAAAAGATAACGATAGGGCTGAACAGGCTAATAAAAAAATAAACAATGGCAGAAATTAAAGACGTTTATAGTTTAGAATTTAACAGTTCACAGTTTCAGACTGAAATCAATTCAGCGATTCAAAGTATTGACGAACTAAATAACGCCATGGCCGAAGGCGTTGATGTTGCCGATGATTTAGAATCAGCACAGGCTAACTTAGTTAACGTGTTGAATACTGAAGCTAAGGGCGTTGAACAGTTAAATCAAAAACGCGATACTTTAGTTAAAACACAAAAAGCCGTTAACGCCGAATCAAAAGCTGGTGTAGCAGTTGGTAAGCAGTTGGATGCAACAAATAAACAAATAGCAGTTAGCACAGGTCAGGCGGCAACACAGCAAAGAGGATTTGCAAGTTCTTTAGTGCAAGGTGCTAGAAATTTAAATTCAATGCGCCGCGCTGGTATGATGCTTGGTAATTTATTTAGAGTTATTGGTGGTATAAATCCATTTGGTTTACTATTGACTGCTATACCTGCTTTAATATCATATTTAACAAGTGCAACAAGTGCGCAAAATTCTTTTAATGAAGCTGCTGAATCTGCAATTGATACTTATGCAAAAGAAAAAGTTGCTTTAGATGATTTGTTTGTATCATTAACTGATGTTAATTTGAAAGGTGAAGATAGAAAAGCTGTTATTGATGAAATAAATAATCAATATGGTCAATATTTACCTAATCTATTAACTGAGGCTAGTACAGCCGAAGATGTTGCAGCCGCTTATGATTTAGTAAATCAAGCATTGATTAGAAAAGCTATAACACAAGCTAAAACACAAGCATTAGAAGAAGCTACTGCTAAACTTTTGAAGGGTCAAATGGCTTCTTTAAAAGAAATTGAAGAAATGGAAAAAATAATTCAAGAACAAAAAGATAAAGGTCAAAAACCATCAAAAAATGCTTTAGCTAGAGTAAAACAAGAAAGAGAAGCAATAAAAATATATCAACAACAATATCAGGATTCATTAAAAATAATTGACAAAGCATCACAAGACTTAGAAAAAACATTATTAGCTAGTTCAACAAATACAACTAAAAATACAAATAACAATACTAATAAAGTTCGTACTTATACACATACAAGTCAAAAACAAACAGTAAAACAAACTAAAGGTTTTTATAAAGAATTGCAAAAATTAGCAGTAGAACAATTTAATAAAGCTGTTAACAATATTAAAAATGAAGAAAAAGCTAGAATAAAAGGAATACAAGATGCTATAAAAGCAACTGAAGACCTTTTAAATTATCAAATATCAATAACTCAAGATGGTTCAATTGAGCGTGTAAATGCTGAAACTCAATATACTGAAGTATTAACTGATTTATATAAAAGATATGCTAAAGAACTCGGAATGTCTGAAACTCAAATAAATCAATTTATTGCAGATAGACTTAAAAATCGTGCTGAAACATACAACGAATATTATAACACAATATCTGATTTAAAAGCTAATTCAATTGAAACAGAACTTAATCAAGAGTTATTAGCATTAGAGCAAGAACGAAATAAAAAACTTGAAGCAGCTTTTTTAAATGTAGATTTGCAAGAAAAAATAGATGAAGAATACAATGCAAAAAGATTAGTATTAGAAGCTAAAGCTAATCAAAAAATATTAGATAGTAGGATACAATTTTTACAAAAGTCTAGAGATTTATTATTTGCAGCAGGTGATACAAAAGCAGTATCAGAACTTGACAAACAAATATCTGATTTAAAATTAAAATATGAAGAATTAAACAAAGCTACTATTGATGCTAATAAAAGCATTTTAAAAGGAGCAGTTGATACATGGGAAAAAACGACTAAAGAAACAGAAGAAGGTACTAAAACACTTACAGATAAGCAAAAAGAACTTATCGACCAATCGGCACAACTAATCCAAGGCGTTTCCGATAATGTTTTCAATGTTCTTAACGCACAAGTGCAAGCCTATATAGAAGGGCTTGACAAGGCAATAGATAAAAGCAAATCGGCATTGGATGAAATACGCACAAATAGTGAAAATTACAACGCGCGCCAATTAGAAATAGAAAAGGAACGTTTAGAAAAATTAGAAGCCGAACGGGCGCGGGCGGTCGAACGTGAAAAAACATTAGCACAGGTACAAATAGCTATTAACGCGGCTATTGCCATTTCAAAGGCGGCAGCTGAAGGTGGTGGAATTGCATCGGCTGTTACTATTGCATTGACTTTAGCTTCATTGGTTGCAGGTTTAGCACAGGCGCGTTCGGCCGCTGGTAATGCGTTTTATCACGGTGTTGAATACTTAGAACGTGGCAATAATAAAGCGGGCCGTGATACAATCCCTGCAATGCTAAATGAAGGCGAACGCGTTATTACAACCGATACTAATAATAAATATTGGGATGTACTTAGCGCCGTACACAATAACAGAATACCAGCCGATGTACTTAATACATTTTCTAAAGCATATCAGCAAGGCGGCATTAAAAACGCTTTAGGTGCGTTTGGTGATAACGTATCACTTAGTAGTGAGTTAGGTCAAAAATCTATATTTGTAAACGTAGCGCAAACATACGGCGGACTTGAAAATAGATTAGAACGCATTGAAAATGTTTTAACTGAATTGCCTAAGTACATGCCACGAACTACAGTTAGCGCCAACGCAAATGGGATTTTTAGAATTGTAGAACAAAGACAAGCGCGTAAAAACTTTTCACGTAATTGGTCAAAATAAAAATATAACACTATGCAAAAAATTAAATGTGAAATATATGGCAGTCCAACTAATTCAAAGTATTTAATAAAAAAGCAAGAATTTTATTCAAAAAGTGCTTACTATGTTTATAAAAAGAATTGGTTAGGCTTTTTTAAATTAGTCAGCCATGATATGAATAATGGCAAGCTTAAAACCTTAGAAGATGCTAAAAATTGGATAGATAAAATGGAATATAAAGATTATACATCTGAAAAACATTATTACTAATTATTTAATCACTATAACATCTAATTGTATAAATATTTAAACATTATGCCACTAATCAAATGCTTACCCGGCGATAACAAATGTATTTCTAAAAACATTAGAACTTTAATAGCTGAGGGCAAACCGCAAGAGCAAGCGGTTGCCATCGCTTTAAACTTGGTTAAAAAATGAAATACCTAATAGCCGTTTTAATCCTATTAGTATCTGCATTGCTATACATCACTATTGACAATAGCACTAAGCTACATAAACAGATACAGAAAAACGAACAAAGAACCCGTGACAGTTTGTCGCAAATATTGCAACAATTTGCGACAAAATCAGACAGCCTGCAAGCGCATATAGATACGATGCAGACTACATTAGACAAACAAATAAAACAGTTTAGATATGACTTACACCGAATTAAGATTATTCAAATACCGAGTGTTAATTATAGCGACATTACTGACACTTTGCTCATTGGCCGCCTCATGTCAAATTACAAAGGTAAATAACGGTTATTTGATAACCCGCGAATATGCCGAGTTTATAGCCTTGCGTTTTGATAGTTTAGATGCCTATAAAATTGCGTATGGCGAATGTGTTGATAGGGCGGTCGATTGCAATAGTCTATTATATGATGCAGAATCGGTCATATCAGCCATGAAAGTACAATATAATATGCAAAGCGACATGATATTATTAAAAGATGCTATAATTAAAAGCCATGAACGCGACATATTTATTTTTAAAGATATTGAAAAGCAACTAAAAAAACAAACACGTCTGAAAAAAGTGTGGAAAATAACAACTTACGCGTTTATATCTGTATCTTTGGGGGCGTTAACATATTCTATACTTAAATGAACGGCTTACTAATTTATTTTGATGGCATACCGCAAGACCTTGATAATTTCAATGGTACTGAATCGGCAAGTTTTGTTTTTCGCCGTAAAGATGAAGCTGGCGATTCTGCGTTTTCATTTGCCCCTGAGTTAACCGTTGTAGGTGATACCTACGAATATGTTAGGCAGCAAATAATAAACGCGCCTAATCCAAATATTGCAGCGATACAAGTATTGATTTACGATACATGCTGCACTAATCCAGATGGTACCGACCGTTTATTATTTACGGGAAAGATTGAAGGCGGTTCAGTTCGGTGGTGTACGTTTCCGACATGCGAGGCACAAGTAACGGTAGTCGATAATTCAGTAGATGCCGAAGCGATTAGGTGTTTAAAGAATCATTTAATTTGGGATAGGGTAGATAAAGCCGATGGCAGTGGTTTATCATTAGGTGAAGATACATTTAGAACAGCTGGCGAAATTCAATATTGCAATGATTTAAGACCACATGCTTTACAAGAAGCTTTAATGATAATTGGCATTATATTTTTTATTATACTTGTACCTTTTGCCACTATAATTACAATTTTAAATCTTATTACAACAGGCAACGCGGGTGATTTTTATGATGAATTAGAAAAATATATTGTTGATTGTAGAAACTTTCATAAAGCGCCTTTCATAGATAGTTACATGAAAAATTTATGTAGTATTTGTGGCTTAGGTTTTAGAAGTTCTTTATTTGATGTTGGTGGTTATTATCATGACACAGTTAGATTAGATGCTGGATATGCTGAAGGCAGCGAAGGTGTAGGTGGTGTTATAACAAATTATCAAACTAATAAACCTAATTTAAACGGCATTCAGTTCTTAGATGAATTTAAACAATTTAATATTGAATGGAGAGTAATTAACGGAGTTTTACAAGTTGAGCGAAAAGATTATTTTGTAGGTGTAGAATGGTTTAATACTGATAACTTAGCAGATAATCAATTGCTATCTATTTGTTATGAATCACTTGAAAAGCCACCTGCGGCTTATGCTGAATATATTTATCCAAAAGATATTGATTTAAGTGGAACTGAAACAGCGCCAAAATGGACACAAAAAGTTATAGATTGGAATCCTACAGATAATCCACAACAAGCAGGATTATTTAGTAAAAACTTTACTTTTGCATCTGCTTTATTTTTAGATGATGCCAATAGAACAACAAAAAGCCCATTAGATAAACCGTTTTATGCTGCATTTTATCAAAGTTTATCAATAAGGGGAATGCTTTTAATGGATAAAGGTATAACAGGTTTTCCTAAATTGATTGATTGTAATTATACAGAACCTTATCCAAATTATTTTAAAGTTAGTGCTAAATTTTTTAATAATGCGAGTAATCCAAATTTGTTTAATTTTAATACTATTTGGTGGGTATATGAAAATCCAATACCTAATACATCAAGTCAGTTAATAGACACCGCCTACCAACGCCTTTTTTACATTGATGACCCGCGCTTAACATCGGTCAAAACACGCAAAGTTACAATATCGGTAACTGCCGATTGCGACCTATTAACAAGTTTAGATATTGACAAATATGTTACAACTTCGCAAGGTCAAGTGCAAATTACTGAGATAACCTACGATACAAATAATAATTCCATAACTATAAACGGTTTAATATAATGGCTTATACGTTTAATAATATTACAATTGATGAAATAGATAGCGCAGGTGCATTATTGTATAATATAGGTACATTTACATCGGCTACAATACCAGCATTAACAGATACCTTTTCAATTGGTAATAGAATAAAACTTACACTTACTATTGATGCATCAGGGGCCGATACTTTTAATAATAGGTTTTTAAGATTTAATCCGGGGCTGTATACAAATGCAAACAATTCTAATGCTCAGAGATATGGCTATGAAACATTAAACCCGTTAAACACTGTTGCTCAACAGGCTAATTTAGCTTTACCAAGTAACAATGAAGAAAAAACAAATATCTACTGTGAAATGTCATGCAATGCAGGCGGTACAACTGCAACAGTAGTATTTATATTTTATGTCACCTATGATACAAGGTCTTATATAACAAGTCAAGGTCAAGCATTTAATATAAATCGTTTAATAGCGGCTTCAAGCACAGGCGCTTTTAATAATTCTGGTACTAATTCATCATCATATCGCCAAACAAGCAATATTGGCATAGTAAGCTATGTGTATGACAATTCGGGTTTTGGTTTAGATGTTTCAACACCAACGGGTGCTAAGTTCATGAACATACCTATTAGAACACGATGGTATAATAGTGATTATAATGGCATAACAACTGGCATGCGTTATATCAAAGAATTTGAAGTTAGTTCAGCTTCGCAAGTTGCAGCAAGTTTACCGTTATTGTCAGATATTACTTCTACATCTTCACAAACACAAACGCAAACAGCAATAGCGCAATTTACAATAACATCTAATCAGTTGGCAGTAGGCGAAGCTAATAACGTGCGCATCTTATTGCGTGGCGATGCTTTTGTAGGTTCAGTAAATAACCCTGCTATATCTGATATCAGAATATTGCTTTTTACTTTAAATAACGTAACAAATACCAATGATTTCGTAACAGATATTATGCTATCTGATGCTGTAATACCGCAAGCGACACCGGGCAGCGGTCAACTTAACGGCGCTATTTATTCGCCTTCAGATTGGTTTGAAAATGTACCTGCAGCCGATGACATTGAAGTTCAATTTGTAATTGATGGAACGCAGTTGATACTAAACAATAATTACTATATTGTTGTTAATGTACATGATTCGGCAAATCCTGATTATGTTACTTCACATTTAACACCTGCTTTAGCTGCAACTTACACAGCGCCTGCAATACCAACGCTAACAGGTTATCTTAGTACATACAATACACAGTATAGCGGCAACGAATTAACAATAGCGCCGCACCAAAGAATTAAGGCACGTTTAGAAATAGATAAAACAAGTTATGCGACCGCTTTAACTGCTTTAGGTTTAACAGGCACTTTTGATGGTAGCGTTGCGGGTATTATCTGCAAACTTACAAACGTGCCGGGCGTGGTTAATCAAGTGCAAGGTTTTATTCCCGCAGCGCCGCCAATTACAACGGCTGACATGACTATTATAACGAATGATGCGACCGACCTTGTTTTAGATTGTATCTTTAGAATAGCTGAAGAATATGCTGGCACATCAACCGAAATAACATGGACTGTTAACATGAATCAGCCGACATCAGTTAATGGCATAACGCAATTAACACAAATAGACTTTGTTCAAAAATTAGATGTTGATGTTTTCGAAAATGATGCTATTAGCCCTAACTTATTGGCAGTTCGTTTTTATGATTTAGCCGATTATATTTTAGGCATCAAAACCGAAATAATTGACATTTGCGATGCCGACCAAATAATAGCCGAAGTAGAAAAAGATTCAACCTTCACAGGTTCTATTAACTTAATAGCGACTATTTACCCTGCCAACGAATTAGGCAATACAAATAACAACGCAATAGAAGAAGAATGTAACTGGGCACCGATTGTAGTACAAATGCAACAGTTAGTAAGCGGTAAACTTGATGATGTTGATAATTCATTTGGTGGCGATGATTTTGCGACATTTAAAATAAACGTGCAACAACTTACATTAGGTCAGCGTTATTGGGTTACTGCGATAGCATTCCAACAAGTTCCCGATTATTGCCCTATTGGCTTGGTTTCTGTTATAAATTCAATTACACAAAGAAGTTTAACTGCTTTACCGGGTTGGTATGTAACAGGTGACCCAACAAATTTAATCAATGAAATTTTAGCGCATCCTGATTATGTTGGCGGTTTAACAATTGTTCAAAATAACGTAACTGATTCTGCTAATAATCAAGTGGGTTTGATAACATCTTATGTAGGTAATGTTGTAACAGCTACAAGAATTGATTTAGCTATTGTTACAGCTTATTATACGATTGTAATTGATGCAAACTTTGACCCGGGTACAGGACCTCACACAATTAGACACGAATTAAAAATAGCAAATGCAATACCGCCAGCAAACGTACCGCCTATAGGAACATTTGGAAACGCTTACATTTGTACTGATTTAGGATAAAATTTTTTAATTTAATATTTATTTGTATCTTTGCGAATATATGATTTTAAATTATCCAATAACATACACGCCCGAAATTAGTAGGACTTATTCGTTTAGGCAGCCCGTACCAATTCGGTATGCCTGCCCTATTTTACCGGGTAATTTAATGCAGAATTTTAATGATGCGTGGAACTGTAACTTATGCGGTTCTGATTTGCCGTTTTATATTCCGTATGTTGAGGGCGATATCATACCGTTTCAAACGCAAGTAACAGATTTGTATAATCAGCCTAATGATGTTTTAGTAGCAGGGTTTTTTACTACTACAAGTACATCGCATTATGTGCAAGTTAGTTTATTTGATTGTTGTGGTAATGAAATTAGTAAATATATAGATGTATTTTCAGATAGTTACTATGTAGGGCAAAGTCTTGCAACTGGTAGTATTCAAACGTGGTTTGTTAATACGGGTTTATTCCCAGCTGATTTGGATTGCTTTAGATTAAGAATTGAATTTTTTAAAATAAATCAGATAACCTTAGAACCCGAAACAGATAAGGTTCTTTGGACTGAATACTATAAAGAAGTTGAAGGCTGCGGAAACTTAAACGACACTTCGCTAATTTATAGCACATACGCAAATTATGATTGCAACGGTAATTTTTACGGAACTTTGACTAACTATTTAGGTTCTAATAATACACCGTTTTATAATTCGCTTCGCATCTTTGGAACTGTTGAGTTCTTTGGTGATACTGAAGCGATTGTAGAAAATGATAGAAATGTAGTTATTAGTAAAGATATAACAGAAAATTACGGTATTATTTCGGGCGCTGTGCCACCATTTTACATACGTTTACTACAACAAGCTGTGAGAGGCAATTATGTAACCGTTGATAATGTACAGTATCAGAACTTTAGATATGATTCTAAACCCGAAGACAACCGAATGTTTTTGTTAGATTTGTCGTTTGACAAAAGATGTCGACTTGATAACAAACAGTGTAGATGAGGTCGTAATTCATTTACAAATATTTAAAAACAAAAAACATGAATATTTCTTTTATCAATGGGTTTTTGGGCGCGTTTGGCGTTTGCCCACCTTGCATAGATGAGGATAATGCCCCGAACTATCTTTGCGACCCTTGCGATTCAACCGTTTATAGTGGTGGTATTGCTGGTTGGTTTGCAAAAAAATGTAATTACGAATTTTCCGATATTACAGATTCTACTGAGTGGGAAACTGCAATAGCTGATAAGAATGTTTTTGGCCGCGTAAACGGTAGCCGTATTAGCGGTGGTTTGCCTGCACCTGAATTTACTACTAAAAAACGTGGTAGCTGCGGACAGGAGGAGGTAGTAAAGCAGTCGCGTGTTGTTTCACTTACCGATGCAGAAAATGACCTTACTTTTACGATTGATGCGCTTTATAATTTCCTTTCAAATCCTGCTAAAGCTGCTGGTTATGAATTTGGGTTTGTGACATGTGATGGTCGTTTTTTAGGTTGGTATTCAAACGTAACTGTTAGACCGTTTTATCAGATTGCAGAAACTGACGAAGACGATGCGTATTGGACTGTTGAATTTAGATACAATGAACAGTTAGGTACATTTAGTCAGTTGTCTTTAGACTTCTTGCTAACATTGGCTTATAATGTTTGTTGGGTTACTGCGATTACTGTAACAGGCACAGGCGGCGCTACAACTGTTGCTGATGGCGCAACCTTACAAATGCTTGCAGCTATCCTACCATTAAACGCTACAGATGCTACTGTTACATGGTCGGTTGTTAACGGTACTGGTACTGCAACTATTAGCGTAGGTGGTTTGCTTACTGCTACGGGTGCTGGTACTGTTACTGTAATCGCTACGGCTAATGATGCTTCGGGCGTTACTGGTTCACTTGTTGTTACTGTTACTCCATAGATAGTTTTTAAGTAAAGAAGGCCGCTGAAACCCTAATAAGGTACGGTGCTAAGAAGTTT